CTTTGGACGCACCGCCGAGGCCTTTCATCTGGCCCTCCAACTCGTGCATCTCGGCGGCGTTCATCGGGATGTACTTTTCGCCGGGCTCGTCCTCTTCGAGGGCCTTGTGAAGCTGCGCGCCTTTGCTCGAGGTCAACTCCTGGCCGTGTTCAAGCTCCTGCATGAAGGCGGAGTCGGCGTCGGCTGCGCTGCCATGCTCGGCTTTCATCGCCTGACTGAGGATCTGTGGACGGACGAAGACCGTTCCCGGCGCGACCTTGTGTTCGTTGATCGCATGCTCGACCTCCTTGCCGGTGAGAAGCTGTTTGCCGTCCACGGTGCGGTGAGCCTTGTCGTAGAGGCGATCGAGCGTCTTCGTGACGGCTTTGCGCATCCGAGGGGCTTTGATCGAGTCTTTGGCGAGAGCCTCGAACGAGGCGTCCACGTTGCCGCTCTGGGCGTTCAGGAACCGGCTCGGCCACACCTTCGTCACCGGTACGTCGAAGTGACCGAGCTGGTCCTTGTCGGCCACGCCTGAGACCGCGTGGTCGGCGACGTAGGCGGCGGGTTTGCGGTAGCCGAACTCGTCATGGGCCGCCTGCGCCTCCTTGGCGAACTCATGCACCATCTTCTGCGTGTAGGCGACGGCCTGCGTGGTCGAGACGCCGCCTTTCGGACCGCCGTAGTCGGTGCCGTCCTCCTTGTGAGGCTTCATCAATCCGCTGAGCGCCGAGAGCAGTCCCTTCTGCTGGACTTCGATCTTGTGCGCAGCGTCGAGGTAGCTTTTCTCGGTCGCGGGATCTCGCGTCTGGTAGGCGACCTTCGCCTGTTGGCGAAGCTCTTTGATCTGCGTCTCTCGGTCCAGTGAGACATCCAGCGCTTCTTTGCGGGAATAGGCCTTGTCGCGTTTGGGAAGGAACTGGAGTGCCTGATCCGGGATGCGCTCCTCGGGCAGCAGGATCGCGTCGCGCCCTTCGCGCTCGAGGCGAGGGTTGATCGCGCCGACGACACTGGCTCCATAGCGGTTGCGCTCCGAGGTGCCTACGCGCTCGGCCTGTTTGTCAAACTCTTCGACCGCCTTCCAGACGTGTTCGTCATGGAAGATCTCGGGGTGTTTGGTGATCCATTCGGCGGCTTTCTTCGCCGTCACCTCGTCGTGATCGGGGATGTCCCCTTTCTCGGTGGGTTTGAAGTTCTGGAGGATCTCTTTGACGTGAGCCATCCCCGTGGCCTCGTCGTGGGAGACGCCGTAGTGGGTGAGGATGTACATCGCGTCCGCGGCGTTTTCGGGCGAGTGGTCGACGAGCTTGGACTTGCGTAGCTCCTTGATCACCGGCAGCATCGACTTGTCCCCGGCGATCTCGCCTTCGCGCTTGCCACGGTCGATCTCCCGCGCCGCCACATGCCGTCCACGGTTTTTCTCGATCAGCGCTCCGAGATGCTGGAAGAGGTAAGGATCGTCGTTGCGGGTGGAGTCGGTGACGAGTTTCGTCGTGTCGCCGGGGATGCGCTTCTCGGCGTCTTCGCGTTTGACGTGGATGCGCTTGCTCGCCCCGCGTCCCTCGATCCTCGGACCGGCGCGTTTCGTGTGGACGGGACCCGTCTCGCCGAAGGTCTTCTCACGTGCGTCGACCCGCGCCTGGCGCTTGCTGATCCGTCTGTCCCCGGCGTAGTTGCGGAGCTTCGACCGGACATCTCCCACGGCTCTGGAGTCCTTGAGATCCCTGCCGAGATGGGGGATGCCGACCTCGGGCAGAAGGCCGGTTTCCTTCTCGGTCGTTTCTTCGACCTCTTTCTGGTTGCCCGAGGCCAGTTTCTTCCCGAGATCGAAGGTGCCTTTGCCGATTTCCTCAGCGGTCGCTCCGAGCGGTGCGGCACTCCCCTGCTCTATGGAGTCCACACCGGCCTTGGTGAGCGCCAGCGGCGCCGTGAAGGCTCCTAGCGCGCCTTTGAGCGTCGCTCCACCCACCTCCCCCGGATGCTCGACCGTGGCCTTGGCCGTTCCCTCGAGGAATGCCCTTGCACGCTGGCCTGGGTCGATGCCGTGGACTTCGACGGGCGGAAGAACCCCTGCGCCGAGGATCGCGCTTTTCGCCGGGTGGTGAATCGCCTCATGCTCAGCTTTCTTGGCGACGACCTTCCTGCCTGCGGGAGTCTTCAGGTCTTTGGCAGCTTTGACCCCACTCGCGGGCGCAGACTTGATCTTCGCCGGAGCCGCCTTGACCTCGGCGAGTTTCTTCGCGGGCGCAGCTTTGAGTGCGTGTACGGCCTCTGAGGCGATCTCTTTGACGCTCAGGGCGTTCCCGGCGTTGGCCGTGGCTTTGGCGGCTACTTTCTCCGGGACCGTGGCGACCTCGTCCACGCCTACAGGTGAGACGATCGTCGCAGCGGCGGCACGCTCGTTCCCCGTTCCCGTGGGCGTCGCGAGTTCCCGCGTCGAACCGGTGCGTCCGATGCCTTCTTCGACGCCCTTGCGGAGCGTGTCGAGTTCGTCCTTGGCGAAGTTCCTGGCGGGTGCAGCGGTGCGATCCTGCTGCTCGAGCGCATGGACGACCTTCGTCACGGCCGAGGGGACGCTGATCCCGAGTCCCTTCGGTTTGAAGGTCTGACGACGGCTTACGTCACTGCCCGTGGTCGGGTGTTCGGCCTCGGAGCGATCCGTCTGCGCGACGATGGTCTTGACGCGGGCGATGGAGCGATGGGCTTCTGCTGCGGCGGCGGGGGCTTCGGGACCATGAGCGGTGACCGTCCCGTCGTCCTTGACCGTGACCACGGTCTTCGGCTTCGGCTGGACCTTGGTCTTGCCTCCCTGATAGCCCGTGCTGAATTTCTGAACGTCGGTCGGCACTAAAGACCGCCCGCGAGGCCGGTCGCGGCGTTCGTGACCCCGACCGACTGCCAGAGTTTGTTGACCGCCCATTTGGCGACAGGAGCTTCGACGCCACGCTTCGCAAGGGCTTCTTCCAGGATCGCCCGCTGTTCTTCAGGCGTATGCGACTGGAATTCCTTCGAGCCTTTGAAGAGCGCGTAGGTGCTGTGGGCACTGGACAGTGCGCCTTTGGCTTCTTCGCGTTTTTCCCGTTTTTCCTGCGGGGAGCCTTTGACTTCTTCCTGTTTTTCGCGTCTGCCTTCGGCCACCTGCGCAGGAGTACGACCGCCGTGTTCGCGTTCGTATTTGGCCGTCCGTGCAGTCGCGTTCGCTTCTTTGGTGCTGTTGACCGTTTCCTGCGTTTCGTTGCCGAGCTTCACGCCTTCGTTGGCCTGCGCCTGCGCGTTTTCTTCGCGGGTGAGGCGGTTGGCTTTGTTTTCGGCCTGACGTTCTGCCTGGAGTTCGCGGTTCTTCAGCGCGTTCGCCTGCGCCGCCTGCTGGCCTTCGACTTCGAGCGCCTGTTTGTCGAGAAGCTGCTTGCGGGCCGATTCGCGCTCTTCGGCCAGTTTCCCGACGTAATCCTGACCCTTGAGTTTCTGGGCTTTGACGAGGTCCTGTCGGATCGCTTTGCGTCCGGCGATGTCTTCGCCCACGACTTCGTGTCCGCGCTCTCGCGTGGCGATGCCGAGACGGTTGGTGAGGGCTGCCTGGTTGTATGCCGAGCCGAGGGCCGGGGCATTGAGGGCTACGGCCTCCTGAGCGCCTACGTTAGCTCCTGCCGCTGCCGCCTGCCCCGTAGCTCCGACCTGACCGACCTGAGCGGCCGTCTGGGCGTTTGCGGCCTGCTGCTGGGCAAGATAGGCGGCGTTCTGGTTGTTGGCCTGTGCGAGCTGGCCCGTCAGGGAGGTGGCGAACTGGTTGGCACCTGAGAGTTCGGACTGAGCGGCGGAGGCCTGATTGGCGGCTAGCTGCTGGTACCAGGCGTTGTCCTGTTTCTGACCCGCACGTGAGGAGGCGAGTTCCGACCTGATCCCGCCGATCGCCGGATTGCTTTCGGCGCTGGCGTAGGCGTGAGCCTGGTGGCGTGCCTGTTTGCCCGTAGGCGCTTCGACGAAGCGTTCCTGCGCTTTGGTGCGCTGTTCTTCGCGGTGGGCGACTTTGTTTTCGTGGCGCTGCTGTAGACGGGCGCGCACCTTCTGCCCTGCGTTGTTGCCGTTGCCCGGCCGATTCCCGTTGTTGCCGTTGTTCAGAGCCATTACTTCTTGCCGCCCTTCTTCTTGACGACGACCTTCTTGGTGACGTAGTTGTTCGTCGTGTTGCCGACAGGTACTTCAGGGTTGTTCGCTTCTGCCGCGCGGTTGACGGCGCCTTCTTGTGCTTCCTGCACGGCTTCACGGTCAGCCTGTTGTGCGGCCTGTTCTTCGGCCAGCCACCCGGCTTTCGCACGTTCGTCTTCGCTCACGATCCCCTGGTGTGCCTGGTTGGTCTGACCGGCCTCGATGCCGTGGGCATTGGCCGTCTGGCCGGAGTAACCCGCGAGACCTGCGGTGGTGGTGATCCCGGCTTCGTTTGATTCGTGACGGTGCTGGAGGATCGCGGCCTGCGAGAAGGGATTGGTTTTGTAGTCGTCATAGCCTTCGTCGATCCCGAATTCCTGCATCCCGAGCGCCCTGTTGGCCGCGATCTGATCGACGCTGTTCTTCTCGGTGGCTCCCGCCTCCGCGACTTTGGCTTCGGCGATCGAGTCCCAAGGGAGTGGTGCCGCTCCAGGCGCCTGCTGACCGGCCTGCGCGATATTCGCCTGCGCAGCCTCACGGTTGGCATTGATCGCGTTGCGGTTCGGCTGCGCGATCGTGCGCTGGGGCGCATAGCTTTTCAGCCCACTTCCTGGTTTACCCGCAGTCGCCATCTAGAGCTGCTTCGAGGTTTTCCAGGCCGGAGTGGTCGTCGGCTGTTTGAGCGTGGTGGACCTGGCGGTCCCGATCCCGACGTTCAGTCTGTTCTGGGCTTGGCCGAGAGCTTTGCTGCGGTCGGCGCGGGCGTTCAGGGGATTCTCGGCTTTCGCCCCACCCGCGCCGTAGACCTTCAGCCGCCATTCCGGCCCGAAGGCTTTGGCGAGGAGGTTGCGCTGGGATTTGACCTGCTGGGCTTTACCTTGGGTGAGAGCGCCGTTGTCGACCTTGTTCGTGAGCTGCTTGCCGAGTGAGGCGATCACCCCGTTGTCGATGCCTTTTGCCATTGGACCTCCTAGGTCTGTCGGATGATGAAGTCGAAATTGGCGTTGTGAAGGGTGAAGGGGATCGAGAAGGTCTGGATCGTGAAGACCTTTTTGTTGGGGGCGGTCGAGTTGGCAACGGTCGCTTCCTGGCCGGAGATCACCGCAGGGACGCAGACGGCGAGGGTCGAGAGTTCGGCGTTCAGGGTCACGGTGTAGGTGCCGGTGGCCGTCCTGGTCGCGGTGAACCCGAGTCCCGCTTCCGGCGTCCCCGAAGAATTGACGTAGCCCACGATCTCCTTCTTGGCTTCGGCGGCCGTGACCTTCTTCTTCAGTTCCGCCAGTTCGGCGGTCGAGGAGAAGGTCTGGTAGGCGTCTTCGAAGTTCCGTTCGATCGCATCGAAGGTTTCCTGCTGGGCCTTCTGGTCGAAGCTTTCTTTCGGCGCCAGCCTGATGTTTCTGAACGGAGGGGTCGCCATCAGGAGGGATCGGACTGAGAGCCCGAGGTAGCGGTGGTCCTGAGGTACCTGACGAATTTCTGGACGGAGGCTTTCCCCGTTCCCGAGAAGCGATGCGAGAACAGAGTCCCTTTGTCGGAGATGTTGTTCTGCTTCTGCGTCGTTTCTTCGCCCATCGTGAAGACTTTCCGAGCTTCGATCGGCTTGAAGTCCTTGGAGGTCGCGACGTCGATCGTCCCCGCAGCCCAGAGCTTCGACTTCACAAGCTCCTTCTCGTCCTCACTGCCGAGGTCGTAGAGACCGCTCTGCCACGCCCAGCCGGGGAAGGTGGCTTGTTCTTCGGCCTTGGGTCCATTCCAGAAGACGGTTTTCGTCTGGGAGCAGAAAAGGCGAGGACGGACGCCGGAAGACTGTTCAGCGCTCAGGTAGTAGATCTTCACCTGCATGGCGTCGACCTGCGCTTCGGCGGCACTCAGTGGAGTGGGACGCAGTTCGACGGCCACCGCGACCCCGAACCCCGTCGCGTTGATGTCGGAGGGTGCCCAGGTGTTTCCCCAGAGGTCTTCGGAGCCCCCGTACACCGACGTTCCGGCTCCGATCCAGAATGCACCCCGCGATTTGTCTTCGGTTTCCTTGACGACCCCGGCCTTGACTGCACGGACATGCGATTCCGTGACGCCGTCGCCCTCCCTGATGACACTGAGTTCGATCCCGACGATCGTCGCTCCGGTCGGTATGGAGAAGCCGAAGTTGGTGGCCTTGAGGTAATGGGTCGTGACTCCACTTTTCCCCGACGCCACGGAGGCCGAGGCGTGCTGACCATCCGGTGCGCCCTCCGCCTTCGACGGTTCGCTCCAGGCCTTCGTCCCGACGCCGCTGTTGTCTTCGACGGTGGCGGCATAGTCCGCGGCCGATTCCGCACCACCACCCGTCAGCCCCGTCCAGATCGCCATCGAGACCGAGGGCATCTTCCAGCACGTCCACGTTTCGACGTCGATGTCGTAGATGAACATGAATTCGTAGCGCTTGCAGTAGATCCGTCTGCCGAGGACGCAGATCCCGACTGCGGGCCAGCGGAAGGATTCGGTTTCGCCGTTGAGGAATTCGGCCATCGGCCCTTCGAAGGGAACGGTCTCCTCGAGAGGCTTCAGTTGAGGGGAGATCTTGGTCGGCTGCGAACCCGTGGACTGGTAGATCCCGTCCGTCGTGCAGAAGAAAACTCCATCTTGAGACGCCCAGCAGATCCGGTCCGAGGTCTCCTTCAGCTTTTCGGTGAGGACCTGCTTGATGTGGGAGCCTTGACCGAGGGTGACTTCCCGGAAGCTGAAGACCGCCTGACCGTGTTCGTTGGATTCGGGCGGGGAGACGACGAAGAACTTCGTTTCCTTGAAGACGTAGAGCTGTGCCGCGTAGACGCAGAGGCCGGTGATTTCCTCGCCGTCGCCCGCTCCGAGGATCAGGTTCTCGGTGGGGTCGAACCTGATGGCTTCCACGGTCGCGGGCATCGGACGTGAGATCCAGACCTCGGATGCACTCGAAGCGGCTCCGTTGGGACCGCCGGTCGCACCGCAGTTGGCGACGACCAGGACGTTATTGGCGTCGGGCCAGCCGACCATGTGACGACCTCTCGGGTATTCCTTCCCCGTTTCGAGCGTCCGTTCGCCGGTTTCCGCGTTGACGTTTTCGATCGTGCAGGTCGGTTCGGTGAAGGTCGTCCCGTCGAACTCGATCACCTTCTGAGCCGCCACGTTCGTCCGCAGGTAGGTGAACGTCCCCGAGGGAGTTCCGATGCTCGCGAAGGTCGACGGAGCTTCGGTGGAGTTCACCGCATTCGTCGTGACCTCAGTGCCTTCCTTGTTGATCGCCACCACTTTCGCTTCTGAGCCGCTCACCCGTTTGATCGCCAGCAGCCGAAGTGCGGAGTGGGGATAGAGACCCTTGTATTCGCCTGAAGCAGCCGAGGCGTTGAGTTTCTGGAAGCCGTCTCTCGAACGGAAGTTCCCTACGGAGCCGTCACGCTCGATGTCATGCTCGTAGATGGAAGCGTTGGCTCCCACCTCGTCGAGAGCCTGGTCGAGTCGGAGTCCTCCGAATTCTCCGAACCCCACGGCCTTTTGTTCGGTGGTGGCAGCCATCAGCCCTGCAAGTTGCCCATTCCGTACGAGAAGCTTCCGCGGGTGCGGATGATCTTCTTGTTCCGATCGTGGTTGGTCGACAGGAGAGCCTTTTCCATCTGCCCCATTCGTTTTTTCCATTTGACTTCTTGGAGTTCGGCGGCGCTGAAGGCATCTCGGCTGATATACGCTTCGATGACGGTCCCCATGACGATGAGCGACTGGAATCGAGCGGGGATCACGGGTTTGCTGGCCGCTTCCGTCAGTTCTTCCGGGAAGATCGCGTAGCGCACCCGGAAGGTTTCGGAAGGCGCCGTGGGATAGACGCAGATCGTCCCCGAGCCTTCCTGGTACCAGTATTCGCCGATCTGATTCCCGGTTGGTTCGAGCGTCGGGTTCCAGCGGATCAACTGCCTGCGATCGACCGGACGGAGGTCCACGCGGTTGTTCACCGAGACCACACTGAGGATGTGCCCGAGGTTTTCGAAGTCGAAGGGGAGTTTGCCTTCGTATTCGGCTTCGAGGAACGGCCAGTCTTTCGCCAGGGTGATTTCCTGGTAGGCCTCATTCATCCAGGTGACGAGCTGCGCTTCCTTTTCGGTGTCTCCTTGGAAGTCGTCGAAGCCTCTGAAGAAGACTTCCTTCATCAGTTCTTCGCGGGTCTTGCCCGTGGGTGCTTCGGGTTCAACGATCACAGGCATCTAGATCACCATCGATAGGAGTGGTTGGGCAGCGGTCACTTCGACGGCTTTGGAGACCGAGGCGTTCGCGGCCCCTTCCCACGAGCAGGTGTAGCCGGAGAGCGTCGTGCCACCGTCGAAGTAGGTGAGCGTTTCGCTTCCTTCCTCCACCAGGATCGAGTCGACGTAGAAGGTCGCGGTCGAGGCGACGGCCACTTCGAAGATCAGGCCGAAGGCACCGGCCGTGGGCTTCGTGGTCAGCGTGTAGGAGAACCGCTGCCACGCTCCGTTGCCGACGATCGAGCTGGGGAAGTGGTTTTCGAGGAAGCCCGCGAAGCCGGCCGTGTATTCCTGGAGGATCGGGTTGACCGTCGTCCCGGTCGGGATCTTGATCCAGGTGCTGACCGTGAAGGTCTTCGAGCCGGTGACGCTCTGGGAGATTTCGCCTGCCGCCCCGCTGTTGACGACGTTCCCGAGGACGACTTTCAGCGCATGGGTGCCGTCGTGGACTTCGGTCGTCTGGATCGTGACCGTCGAGGTGCCGGCGGTTTCCCAGACCAGCGATCCCTCGAAGTTCGGGAATTCGCTGAGGTTCCTGCGTTCGGCCATGCGGGCTTATCCCGCCAGTGCTTCTTCGAGCGCCTTCGGCCAGTCCTGCGAGCCGTAGCCTTCGTGCTCGGTGAAGAAGCGCACATTGCCGATCGACGGCGTCTTGAGGACCTCCGCGAGGGCCGCCGAGACGCTGGCGGTTCCTGGGACGTGCACCAGGTAGAGCTTGCCCGCAGCGGTCTGCCGCGCCATGACCCCGAGCGCGGATTCGATGTAGGTCTGCGGCTGCACCGTCGCGCCACCCGGCCAGACGTAGAAGAACTCGTCGTAGCCGCCGTCGTAGTAGGCGAACTGCTTCTCCACCCAGCCGTCCGTTTCGAGGTCATATTGCCCGACGCAGCCGCTCATGTTCGGGATCGCCAGCAGCCCCGCCGCACGGATCATCGGACCGGCGACGGCGTTGAAGGCTTCCATCCCGGCGTTCCAGGTCGAGGCCGAGGAGGTCTGCCCGGAGGAGACGTTCATGTCGTCGAGGAAGATGCCCTCGGTGCCGACCTTCTTCGCAGCCGAGATCGCCGCTTCGGCCCACGCCTTCGCGTAGCCGGTGGTGCCGGGAAGGCAGACGTAGCCGCCCTCGTCGGAGTCGACCTCGGTCGTGGCCGCCTTCAGGGCCTTGGCCTGCTTCAGGGTGAGCCCGGAGTTGTAGTTGCCGTAGGTGTCCGGTTCCTGGGCGCGGGAGCAGTTCTGGTAGACGAGGACGCGGGAGCCGAGCTCGTGGGCGGCTTCGATCAGGTCGGTGCGCCAGCGCTGGACGACCACGATGTCATCGGGCCTCGTCAGCGGGGAGACGGTCGTGGCGATGGCGATGCGGAAGGTGCCGAGGTGTTCCTTCGAGGGTGTCGGTTCGGCCTCGAGCTTGAGGGCCGCGATTTCAGCCCGCAGCTTCGAGTCTGCACGACGCTTTTCCTCTTCTTCGAGACGCTTGAGGACGGATGCGACGGTGGCTGCCATCAGTGGTGGCTTTCGAAGATCAGGGTCACGGAGAGTCCTTTCGGAGTTCCTTCGATGGTTTCGACGGCCAGGGCGAAGAGATCGCCGTTGGCGACGGAGACGGTTCCCGTGGAGCTTGCGACGGTCGTGGTCGCGGAGAGTTCTTTGAATCCCGTGACCGCGGTGCCGTTCTGTTTGATCGAGAATTTGGCTTTCGTGCCGGAGGCGATCTTGTATTTCGCTTCGACCAGCGTGAGCGTCTCGCCGGTTGCCACTCCCTGCCAGAATTCGCCGAGCGTTTCGGCCTTCGCTTCAGTTCCGGCAGGCATCGAGAAGGTGCGCGATTCCTTCTCGGCTCCCGTCAGCTTCGTCTGGACGGCGGTGGCGAGCTTGCCTTCGGAGACGGCGTTCGCAGCAAGCTTCCCTTCGGTCACCGCCAGCGCGCCCAGCTTCGCTTCGGTCACAGACCCCGTCGCGAGTTTTTCGGCCGTGACGGCTTCGGCTTTGATCTTCGCCGCTTCCACGGCGTTCGTCGCGAGCTTGGTAGCCGAGACCGCTCCTTCGGCGAGCTTCGATTCGGTGACGTTCCCCGCCTTGATCGCAGCGGCTTCGACAACTTCGGCGCCGAACATCGCAGCCGTCAGAGAGCCGTTGGTGATGATCGCCGCGAGATTCGCGGCCGTGAGAAGCCCTCTGCCGTACGCGCTGGTCGTCAGGGCAGAGATGGAGGTGAGACCGCTGTTGAGCGGCTGAGACGCGGCCTGGGCGGCTGCTGCAGCGCCTGAGGTATCGGCCCCGACATTGGAGGCGGTGAGGGTGACGACGCCGGTCTGACCGTTGACCGATTCGACCGCACTTCCACCACCCCCGCCTTCGGCACCCGGCGCTCCTTCCCACTGGAGTTCGACGCCGGTTCCTTCGGCGCCTTTGAACGTGTACTTCCCCACGGCCACCCAAGGCGTCCCACCGAGGTTCGTCTTCACCCGTCCCTGTTCGTCGGCGATCAGGGGTTGGGCGCGTTCTTCGCCTCCGGTTTCAGCGGTGAAGATCGGTGCTTTTTCGGAGGTCCCGCGTTTGTAGAGGAAGACTTCGAGATCGCGGCGGAGCGTCGGAGGAACGCTGTTACGAAAGAAGACTTCGGTAACGGGCACTCTCGCCATCAGCTATTAACGCCTTTGGCCGATTCCTTCAGCAGCTTCTCGTCGCCCTTGACGCGCTTGGCAGAGCGGTAGGCGAGCGCGAATTCGTCGGATAGCTGCTCCATCTTCAGATCCGCGGCCGCTTCCGCCGCGCGCTCCTGCTTCTCACGCTCCTTGAACAGGGCCTCCAACCGTCCCTCTTTCCAGAGGTCCGCCTTTTTCATGTCCTCCGCCACCTTCATTTCAGGCGGTCGGTACTCCAGATTCGGCCCTACGATCGGGAGATAGGCTTCGTATTCGTTCTCGTGTTCGGCCGTGCGGATGATGTGCCAGCGGTTCTCCTTCATGCCGTGCCGTGGCATGTCGGGAGGGATGCTTTCGATGAAGCGCACGATCAGCCGAGGGTCGAGGTCCTTGAGGACCTTCTCGAGGGCCTGACCCTGGGCGTCGTGCGCGGAGAATTCAGCCTGGAGCTTCTCGTGGATCTTGTTCCACTGCGCGTATTTGGACTCGACGACGAGAAGTTCGGACATCAGACGTACGTCACCTGGATTTCGAATTTGACTCCGGTGGTGGCGACGCCCGCGGCGAGCTGTGCGGAGGTTTTGCCGTTCAGGAGCTTCAGTTTGATCCCGGTGCCGCCACCCGTGACTTCGCAGGAGCCGGCGACGACAGGGGTTGCTTCGACGCCGTTGCCTTCGACGATCGTCGGGATCGCTTTGAAGATCCTGCGACCGGTGCCGCAGAGTTCCCTCTCGGTGATCGCTTCGCCGCCCGTGGTGTAGGTGCCGGTGAGCGTGACCGTGACGGTCTTCTGCTTGTGGTTGCCCGGGACTGCGCCCTTGCCGCGGGCGAATACGAACGTTGATGCCATGTCGATTTACTCCTTCTCAGGGTTTGGCCCCCCGACCGGATTGCCGGGGGGCGTCTACCGCTCTTATTTCAGGGCGGTGAAGGCGCCGGACGTGTTCCGGCGCGTCATGCCGAGCTGGAGGCGATAGACGATCGCGCCCTTGACTCGCGTGGTGCCCTGCACGTACTGCACGGGGTTCACGTTGCCGTACTCCTGGTCGGCCCAGACGGGTCCACCCGGTTTACGGACGGCCATCAGGTCTTTCTGGCGAAGGAACCAGAAGTTGTTCGCCAGAACGTCGGGATCTTTGATGACCTTGTTGACGCCCAGCAGGAGCTGGGACATGTTCCCACCCTGAAGCCCACCGTCGCCGCTGTAGCGGACCTGGTTCTGGAGTTCGAGGTAGTAGTTGCGGTACTGCTTGACTCCGGCCACGACCGTGTCGGCTTCGAAAGACGAGGCCTGCATGATCGCGTCCTGCCGTTCGAGCAACGCTTCGAGGTTGATCGATTCCGTGGTGCTGTCCACGTTCGATTTCCATTTCGTCACCGTGGCGGGGTTGACGTTCCCGAGTTTCGTGGTTTCCGAGACCATGAAGGGAAGGCCGTTCATCTCGTACGAGGTTTCCCCCGAGCGAGCGCCCTGGATGGACAGGAATTCCCCGGCGGCCGTGCTGACCGTGGCTCCGGAGATTTTGATTTTCGGTTCCGTCGCGGAAGGGATGACTTCCGTGATTTCCCGCGATTCGAACGCGTGTCCCTGCGCGACCGCTTCTCCGCCCATCACGATGAGGCCCGGGAAGATGAGTTCCCGGATGATGAGTTCGTTGGCGGCCGGTTTGAGTTTCAGCGTCACGGTCGTGGTATTCGATTCGAATTCCGCGATCAGGGCGCCCGTGGTGGCGACGATCTGACGGGTCAACTGACGTTTCAGATCGTCGATGGCGTTTTCCATCTCGAACGTCGAGGCTTTCGCCACGGCGAGGTCCGAACCCGAAGATTCGTCGATGACGGCAGACTCGAGTTCCACCTGATACCAGTGATGCGTATAGGTGTATTCGGCCTGTTTGACCTGCTGGATACCGGCAGCGTTGAGGCTGTTGGAGCCTTCTTTGCTGACGGCCGTGTAACCGCCGTTCCGCCCGGTGTGGATCGGGACGAGCGCGACGTTACCGACTTCTTTCTGAGGCTCGACTTTCTCGAAGAGTTCCAGAAGCGGATTGTTCTGGTAGAGCTGCTCTTCGATCGTGTCCGAGACCCAGACCTGCTTCAACGCGGCGATGAAACTGACGCCGGTCTGTGCCATGAGTTACTCCTAGGGTTTACCGGGACGAGTTCGCCTCCTGTACTCCCATGAGTGCAAGCGCGTCGCGTCCCTCTTTGGTGGACGTGTCGAAACGCTCAGATCCCGGTATTCCCTGAGTGGGTGCCCGTTGGCCCTGACGAGAGCCAATCCACTTTTCTCGCTGTTGATCGAGAAGCCTGTTCCAGGCTGCGACTCCGGCTTTGACATCCGGCTGTCCCAACTGGTCGGGGTTGTCGATCGCATGATCGAAGATGAACTTCGCGACCTCGTCGTCGGGTTCTTCGCCCAGCGAGGCTTTCAGTTCCTCTTCCATCCGCCCTCCTACTTCATCGGCGACGGCTTCAGCTTCCTGTGCCTGCGCCGTAGCCGCTTCCTGCTGACGCTGGGCGGCTTTTTCGGCTTCCCATTGGTCAACGCGTGGATCGCGGAAATCGAGGTCCTGGTCGAACGACGGCTCGGCCTGTTCTTCGGCTTCCTGCTCGGCCATCTGGAGGTCGAATGCCTCCAGGGCGGCCTGCTGATCCACATTCAACAGTTGTAGGAGAGAACGGCGGGTCTCAGCGTCGCCGTTTCGTATGCCTTCTACGATCTGGTTGAGCTGATCTCGGTCTCTGCGCGTCTCCCCGAACTCCTGCATCTTCCGGGTGTAGTCCCCGCGCATGTGGTCGTACTGTTCTTTCAACCACTGCGGGCTTGCTCCCGACTCAGGAATCGAGGAAGGATCGAACTCGGTGAACGAGTCCTCACCTGAACTCTGCTCGTCCGCTTGTTCCGGGGCTCCGGAGGCGTCGGCGTCGTTGTCCGGCTTGTCCACTTCGGGGGCCGCTGCTGCGTCATCGAACTCGTCAGACACGAGCTACTCCTTTTGTCTAGGGGGCGACTGGCCGGTCGCCTTGTCCTGGTTTGAAAGCTTTGGAAGAGAACTCAGGAGGCCGCTGCGACCGAGTTCTGATCTTCTTCGCCGTTCACGTAGGGCTGTGACGGGAGAGATTTCGGTTCGGGGGTCTTGGCGGCGTTCGCCATCCCCTGCGTTTCCGCGGTGGTCGTCTGGAGTTCCGCCCGGCGCTGGGCTTCCTTGGACTGGATTCCGAGGAGCGCGCCGTAGTAGAGACCTGCGGCCTTTTTCGATTCTTCATCGAGTTCTTCGTAGTCGGAGGTCTTCATCCAGGACTCGAGGATCTGCTTGTGAAGGTCGGCGTTGTCGAATTTCCTCGGCATCCAACCGGGGACTGATTCGAGCTGGAAGGGTTTGCCCGTCTGGTAGTTGATGACCGGTTCTTCGGTGACGGGATCGAGAAGTGGTGCTTCTTCGTCGGGAAGCAGCGGGCGCGGAGGCACGTTCCAGAACGCACCCGACTTGATCAGGGCGATGATCCGGTAGGCCCTCACTTCGTCGCGTTCGTAGCTTTCGACCAGACGCTCAGGCTGGGCGGAGTTCAGCGCCGCGATCACCACAGGCGGCGGGAAGTAGCCGGGGAACATGTTGTTGATCGAGACGATTTTGTTTTCGAGCGCCTGCCGCGTACGTCCTTCGAGGGAGCCGGGAAGCACCTGAACGTCGGTCTGGCCTTTGATGTCAGCTCCCCGGAATTCCGAGAGGTCTTCCCAGCCGGCCGCGCCTTTGAACTTCAAGAGGCGTTCTTCGGAGTAGTAGCGCTGGACGAGCGTCAGGCAGTCCCGCATAAGTGCGGCGTGGACTTCGGCGAGGTCGGCGATGAAGTCCGCCCACGAGGCTTCGTTTCGTTCGAAGATCGCCTGGATCGCCTGCGCGCTGTGGAGACCGGCCGGGACTTCGTAGTCGAAGGAGATGCGTTCCAGCTCGGTCGAGGCGTTTTCCTGCTGGCGGTAGACCTCGCCGGGGACTTCGTACTGCGCTTTCCATTTCGGTTCGGCGTTCGCCAGCATCGGGTCGTATTCGATGACCGTTCCCGGCTCGTCGGTGACCGGCGTCTCCTCGGACAAGGCTCCGATCGGGACCATGAGCTGCGGGTTCATCCCCATTTCGACGCCTTCTTCGGCCTTGTTCGCAGCCTGGTCGTAGGAGCGCATCGGGTCGATCAGGGAGATGACGAGTCCCCTGTTGCGATCAGAGGCTGCATCCACTGCGTAGAAGAGGCGGTGAAGAGCGGGTTCATCGACGACGTTGCCTTCGTTGTCGACGCAGGGATAGGACTCTTCGGGGAAGATCACGCGCCCGTTGGCCATGATCAGCCGCCGTCCCATGGGCCATTTGGCGCAGGGCCGCTCCAGGTATTCGACGACCATCACCATTTCGGTCCCGGTGCGAAGTCTCTGAGGCTTGGGGACGGAGGCGGTTTCGGCGTCGGCCTTCAGCTTTTCCCCGTTGTCGATGAAGCCTTCTTCTTCTTCGACCAAGGACACCGGGCGTGCGGTCTCGACCGCCATCCAGCGCGACTCCTCGAACTCGACGCCCGGTTCCCAGAGAACCTCGAGACCGCCGTAGACGACGATCTTCACCTCGCCCTTCCCGATGTACTGCGGGTTGTCGGGATCTGGCTGCCCCGCGTAGGGCATCGAGCCGTCTTCGAGGACGAGGTCGGCTTCGGGATGGACGGAGACATCGACGTAGGGCCCGACGCTGGAATCCCAACGCGCCCCGATGAACCCTTCATCCGTCACGAGGCCGTTCCAGATCAGCCGTTTCGTGGCCCGTTTGATTTCCCACTTCTCGTAGCCCGCGTAGGCGACTTTTTCGGCCACCTGCGAGGCAAGGAACGCTTCCTCGCCTTCACCTGAAGGGATGATTTCGTAGCCGGGGATCTTGGCCGTCGAGGCCGCGATCTTGCGCTTGATGATCGGCCCGAGGAGATCGTGGGAGCGTCTGATCCGGTGATCGGGCATCGTGCCGCCGTTGGAGAGCGCGACGGTCGAGGTCTGGTTGAAGGAGACCTGATCCTCACCGATCCACCCGTAGTGGTTGCCGTTGGTGAAGGCGCTGGCGAGTTTCCGGCGCGGAGCTACCTGTTTGAGCCGTTCGCGTCCACGATCGACCCGTTTCTGAACGTCCTTCGGAGGCTTGATCGGAGGACTGACCTTCTTGGTCGGTTCGGCTTCGGGATCGGAGGCGACAGGTTTCCCCATCGCCTTCGCCGCGATCTCGGTCAGCGATGCCACTTAGTTGTCCCTCGGGATCTGCCCACGGGATTCCATGAGCTTCTTGTACTGCTGGTCGGTGAAGACCCGCTCGGGTTTCGGGTGCTTGGGGGCTTCTTCCACGATCACGTTCTGCGGGCTCTGTAGCCGCCGTACGAGCTTCTCGCGCTCGCGCCAGTTGAAGTACGCCTGAGCGACGAGAGCGACGACGAGAAGGCAGCAGACGAAGATCATGAGCCTTCCGCCGTGATGATCCGTCCACCCGAGTCGCGGAGGAAGTTGGCGTGATTACGGACCGCGGTCCCGGTCGAGACGACGACTCGTCCTTCCGAATCGAGCGGAAGGCCGAAGCGGACCTTTGACACCGTGGAACCGGCCGAGAGACAGACCTGTCCTTTGGTGGTCAGAGGCCAGCCGTTGGTCCTACGCGCGACAGTGCCCCCGACGACCGTGGCAAGACTGCCCGCTGACGTGCGTGCGAGTCCTTCTCGGCGCTTGCCTTCGCCACTCGGTTTGATGACCAGCTTCCCGCTGGATCGCAGGAAGCCACCGGGGTCCTTCGACACCGATCAGCCCCGGATCTTCTCGATGATGTCTTTCTTCGTGCTGGCTCCGTGAAGCTCCACGCCGTTCTTCTTCGCGGTCGCCTTCAACTGCGCCACGGTGCGGTCCTCGTAGGAGCCTGAGCCGGTGTCGTCGTCATCGGCGTCTCCCGCGTTCGGGACGACGGTCGTCGGGACGGGAGCGTCCTTCGGCTCGCCGTGGATGTCGGTGAGCTGTTCGGGACGCTGGTCCGGGGCGGTGACCAACTGCGAGGAGGTCCGGTTGTCGGCTTCGTTCGAGGACTCGTAGTAGATCCGCGAGCCGTCGATGTCGGAGATGCCCAGACCGGCTTTGCCCTCGGCGTCGTAGGTCTCGTCGGCGCTCAGGGTCGTGGTGGTCGCTGGTTTGGTGGTCGGGTCGATGACGACGATCTGACCGCTCTGGACGGTGATGGAACGGACTGGACCGGGGAGCGTGTTGCCCTGACCGGGATTCATTTCAAGTACGGGCATTGATGATCTCCTCCTTGGTTGGCTCGACAAGCTCCTCGGCCGCGGCGATGATCTCCGTGTCGGGAAGCTCGATGTCTGGGTAGAACTGGCTGATGACCGCGCTTGCGGCAGCCGCTCCTGCGTAGGCGAAGGCTGCGGCTTCTGCTCGGGCCTCGATCTTGGAGGTCTTCTTGTCGCCGAGCAGTTCGGCGTTCTCGTTGATCAGGGCGTCACGCTCGGCCTGAAGGACTTCGGCCTCGGCCAAGGTCAACATCCCGCACTCCTTCGCGGCACGTTCGACGATGTCCCGCCGTAGGTAGACGTGAGGGTCGGGACCGTTCGCCTCGGCTCCGAAGTCGATGATGTCCCCGTCGGCGCGGCCGGAGATGATGCAGCTCTTCGGTAAGAACGGGAGTGGCTTGTGGACGATGCGGGGACGTGCCATTACGAGAACTTCCCTCCTACTCCGTGGGCGATCTTTTTAGGTGATTTGAATTCAGGTGCCGTGCCGGGCGTCCAGCGTTTTTCTGAAGGTGCCTTGCGGTGTTTGCGGCGCTCCTTGGCGATCTGGTGGGTCATCGCGATGTAGCGCATCACGTCACAGAAGTGGTCGTTCTTCTTGACCACACCGAACGAGCCGTCCTCTTTCGGGTTCAGGCGGTACTTGCCGATCTCTTTCAGCAGGTGGGTGCAGCGGGAGGAGATCTGGATCAACGGAGCAGAGTTGCCTTCGCCGTCCTTGTGATCCATCCGCCGGAGAACCTCGAAGACTCCGGCTTCGACTTCGTTCTGAGCCGGGATCACCCTCATCCCTGCTTCCCTCCAGGCCATATCGATCCGTTTCCCGGTTGCCAATTCCCGGGTCCAGGCGGAGGGATCGATGATGCGGTACTTCGGCTCCTTCGGCAGGCCCCACTTTTCTCTTATGTCGAAGATCCGTTCGGCGCAGTTGGCGGGGATCGCTGAAGCTCCGGAGGCTTTGTACTCGTCGTAGATCAGCATGCGCCCTTCCTGGTCGAAACCCGCGAAGAGGACGGCGGTGGTCTGCTGGCCCGGATCTATTCCGTCCACCTGCACGAGGGGGCTGATTCGATCGGTATCGATTTTGGATTCATCGACCACGTGGATCGCAGCCGAGAATTCCGGATAGACGAGCCCTTTGAAGTGGGTGTAGTTGCCCTCGGCGTATGAGGCTCTGACCGCCTCGGGGATTTTGGCGAGCGCACCTTCCAGCCCCTCTTTCGACAGATACGGGTTGTCGTAGATCGAGGAGCGCACGACGATCAGTCCGTTCGGGTAATCCTCGGATTGCTGCTCCTCCCAGACCTGTGGAGCTTTTTCAGGTCCCTTTTTCTCCTCGAACTCGTCGTGCGTCCAGCCGAGGCCATGGATCGGTGAGTAGGCGAAAAGCTCTTCCCCGTTGACCTCGGCGAGCCGCATCGAGGTGTTCCAGCGGATTTCTTCGCCCTTGTCTCCTTTGGGTTCCTCGTCGTAGAGGACGATCTGGCGGGTGACGCCGCCGAACTTGTTCACGTCCTGCTCGAGCGTGAGGAAGTCGATCATCCCCCCGTTGGCGAATTGGAGCTGGTGGTTTTTCTCGCCCCACGCCTTTTCCCACGAGCCTTGACGGAGTTGGGATTCCGGCACCCATTTGTGGAGCGTTTCGAGGACGGACATCAACGTCGCCCCGAAGTCCGGCATGATCACCCGGGCCTTGACCGGCGCACTCCAGCGCTTGTAGGGCCTCAGGTGTGGAGGGATCATGTCGTCGTCGACCAACTGGATCACGAGGTACACGACTCCTGCCGTGGACTTCCCCGATCGAGTCCCACCCATGTAGACCTTCGTCTTGGCCTCTGAGGCCATGAAGGCGACCTGCTTGGCGTGGGGACGGAACTTCTGAAGAGGGTTCTCGTCGAGCGTCGACATGACCTCGGCGAGAAGTTTCTGGACCTCCGGGTCTCTGAGCTGTTCGGGGGTGGCCTCGATCTTCAGGCCGCCCGGAAGCGTGAGACTCAAGCCGCGCCCACCGAGTATTTCTTTTCGAGTTCTTGAAGTTCCTGGTGAAGGGATGAGCTTTTCGAGGCGGCTTCTTCGGTCGGTTCGAACGCTTCGCTCACCGTTCGCAGTTTTCGTTTGTTTTGTTCGATCTGCTGGTGAGCGGTAAGGACATGTGCTCTGAATTTCGGACTCGCCTTGACTTTCTTCGCGACGAGAGCGGGAGATTCACCGGAGGTCGCGGCGTAGGAAGTGATCGCTGCGGTCGGAACACCGGCGACGGAGGGTGCTGAACCGCTGACGCTCGCTCCTTCGACGTAGCTCGCGCCGGTGGAAGGAGAGCCTTCGTTCAGAAGTTGGACGTGGTTGTTCTCCGTGGACGAGCCGCCGTGATCGGTGCCGAATGGCCGGTAGAGGCCGACCGAGTTGTATTCGGCTTCGGTGACCTGTTCGGCTCCCGCGATCGAAGGCGAGCCGACACCGATGTCTGCCGCTTCGCCTTTGGTGTGCGGGTCATCCGCAAAGCCACCGACAGAAACGGCCTGTGCGGGCGTCCTGTAGCCGCTGAGGACGTAGACAGGTTCATTGCGCTTGGCGCTGAGAAGCAGGAGACGAGCTGCGATCTCGGGCTCCTTGTTCACGTCGATCACGGAAGCGACGCCTGACGAGCCTTGGACTTCGCGGATCAGCGTTCCGCCGTTTGCCCCTTTGATCGTGATCGGGGCGGTCGAGTTGTCGTCCTTGAACCCCTTGGACCTGACGACTGCATGAAGGTCTTTCTGAACATGCTGGCCGAAGGCTTTGTAGGGAACGGCGACCCCGGCGCTTTCCTTCGGCTTCGCGACTTTCAGGCCGAGTTCCTTCGCGGTCTTACGTGCCGCCTTGAACTTCTGGACGGCCTTGGGATTCGACTTGCCTGGAGTGGCCGTGACGCCCGACTGGGCGATATCTCCGGTTCCCCACTCGCTCGGGCCCTCGATGTAGTTCCGGATTTCTTCTTCGGAAGCGCCCGACTTCGCGAGTGCCGGGATGCCTTGGATCGAGGATGCGGCCTGGTAACCGTATTCGCCACCGATCTTGCCTTCCATCCACTTGGCGGTGGCGTCGGCGGCTTTCTTCGGGGTCGTGTGGTTGAAATAGGGCGACTGGGAGAAGCTCGTCGGGTGAGCGGGATAGCCGACACCCAACTCGTTCTGTTCGCCTGCTTCGCCACCGACACCCGCCGCTGATGCTCCGCTCTCCTGACGCACCCATTCGCCTGCGAGTTTCGGCGGGATGCCGGAAGCCTTTGAGAGCTCGGCCGCGAATTCTTCCTGAGCCTTGTCGTGCAGGCCGGTGATCTGTGCGGGCTGATTCGTCCTGCGGACAAGTTTCTTCGCCTGCTTGAGATTCTGCCGCGCTTCGATCCGTTCAGGTTTCGTCCCTTTGACTTCAGGGGCTTTGCGCTGATGCGCCGCGACCTGGATCGGTTTGGCTCGAGGTGCTTCCGATCCCGGCGCTTTCCGTTTGTAGGCGGCGACGGTTACGGGTTTCGGGGTTGCCTTGCTCAGGAAGTCGGCCGAGACATGAAGCTCCCGTTTGGGAGCCGCCTCGATCGACCTGACGACCTTCCTGACCCGCTGGACCCTCTGCTTGGCTACCTGGGCCTGCTGCTTGGCGGCTCTGGCTGCTTGTCGTTGTGCGGGTGAGGGTCCGAAGTTCTGGGTGGTGACCTGTCCGGTCGGGGCGATCGTGACGGTCGGGGCCGTCTGAGCAGTGACGACAGGAGCCGTGGAAGTTCCTCGGTTGCCACCACCGCCTTTCTGCGGCGTCGGGAGTTCGGCTTTCTTGGCACCGGGCTTGGCTACTGCCGGGAGACGATTGCCGGGGACTGGTCCGAACGTCTCCCTCAAGTCAGTGCTTCCAGCTCTTCATCGCCTCGGCCAAGCGGGCGCGCTGACCGAGTTTGCCGCCTTTGCCCGCGGCTGCGGCCAGCGTCGAGGCAGGGATCTTCTGGCCCTGTGGAATCCCTAGCTGTGAATGCAGGGCGCCGGGCTTGATCTTGATCGAGCCTTTGCTACCGAGGTCGATCGTCTCTTTCTTCTTCAGCCGGTCGGCCGCCATACCTTTAGCCATTCAGATCAACTCCATTCGGAAGTCTTGGGTTGGACGACCGCGCTCTTGGCTTTGACGACCTGAGCGACAGTGATTGCTTTGTGTTCGAAGTTCAGAAGTTCTTTGGCCTTCTGTCCCGCTTTGCCCGGCAGCGTCGCGATTTCGTGAAGTTCTTCGGGCGTCGGGAACCAGGGTTCTTCAAAGCTCATTTCTTCTTGTCGTATTTCGCGCGCCAGGCGGGTGAGCCGAACTTCAGTTTTTCGCCCGGTTTCGTTTCTTCGGTTTCTTCTTCGGGTTCTTTCGTCCCCATCTTCCGCATGATCATTTCTGCCGCTTGGCCTTTAGCCACGAGATCTCACTTTCTTGCGGCCCTTGGCGATCACCTTCGCTTTGGCCGCGTCGTATTTCTTGAGGGGGTGTGGTGCGGGA